ATTTGCATACTTGATACTCATGATGGTATTACAGTACAAGCTTTTCCTAATGGAGGTCAAGGTTGGCATCTAGGTAAAACAGGATCCGGCATTATGAACAGACAATCTGTAGGTATTGAACTTTGTAACTTTGGTTATTTAACTAGTGAGCTAAAAACATATGCTGGTCAAAAAGCACATGCGTCTCAAGTATGCAAATTAAAGGAGCCGTTTAAAGGTTATAGTAATTGGCATAACTATTCTGACAAACAAATTGAAGAGTTAGAGAAGTGGTTGAGATATGTTGCTGAAAGAGACAACATTGATTTAAGAGTGGGATTGGTACAATGGATTAAAAAATACGGACCAACTAAAGCATTTGAATTTCAAGAGGATGCTTATCGTGGTGAAGTAAAAGGATTACTTACTCATACTAATGTTAGGAGAGATAAGTTTGATTGTTACCCTCATCCTAAGTTAGTTGAGATGTTATTAAAACTATAAAAAAATATGGCATTAGTAAACAAAGTAGATGAGAAAATGAGAGTAACTGTTAATGAAACCATTCAGTATCAGATAGTTACGTATTGTTTTTTTAATAAGTTGCAGATTAGTAATGCTGACTTAAAATGTTTAGCTGAGTTAGCTAAACAAAAAGAGATTGAACTTACATTATTTTGTAATGAGCTAACTGACAAGGGGATTTTTAAAAGTCCCCAGTCAGCTCGTAATGCAATCTCTAAAGCCAGCAAAAAAAATCTAATTGTGAAGATTGGGAAAAACAAAAAGAAAATCTCCCTTCATAAAGGAATGAATGTGCAGACAGAGGGTAATGTATTATTAGATTATAAAATATTAGGCCTTGAGACCCAAACATCATAAAGAGTTTAAAACAGGGATTGCTGAAAAAGTTGGTGTTCACCAAGATGTAGTGGATGACTTTGTAACTTTTTACTATAGTAAATTAAGAAAAAGTTTATCCAATCTAGAATACCCAAATGTATCAGTATTTGGTTTAGGCACTTTTACGTTAAGAAAACAAAAACTAGATAACGCAATTAAAAAGAATAAAAGTCATCTAGGTAATCTTGTAAAGAATACTTTTAACGGATATGAAAAACATGTAGTTGTTAGAGAAAAATTAGAACTATTTGAAAAAGCAAAAGTAAAAATGGAAGAACTACATGAAGAAAGAAAAAACTTTAAAGCTAAAAAAAATGGGAATTAAAAATATAATTGCTGCTGTTAAAAATATTGATAAGATCTATGAAGGAACTTTCAATACTATTTTTAAAAAAGAGCATACGGAAATTATGGCAACTACTAGAATGAAAATTTGCAATAGTTGTGAACTAATTGATAATCAAGGTGATAAGTGTTTTATGCCGGGTACTCAACCTTGTTGTAGTGACTGTGGGTGTAGCCTTAAATTTAAAGTTAGGTCTCCATCATCAGCTTGCCCTAAAGGAAAATGGTTGGCTTTATTAACTGAAGAAGAAGAAGAACAATTAAATAATTAATTATGACAGTAACAGAAATAGTAAATGATCTTTTAAAATATAATATGATCACCACAGAAGCAGCTTTAGTATTACTTACGGCTGAATCAAAAGCTCAAGAGTTTGATAGGAAAAATACTAATCAAGTATTTCAACCTTATCATGGAGTACCAAATGTTGGTACATCAAATCCATACTATATTTCTACAAGTACAAATTATCCAATAACAGGAACTACTACAGGTGATGATATATTGAGTAGTGGAGAAACTAACTTTATAAATAATAAATAATGGCTGTAATATTTAAAGAAGAAGGGCATGTATATGAAAGTAATGATACTGATCAGATCAACTGGACAAGTGTTACTTCTTTTATAGGTATGTTTAAACCAAAGTTTGATGCTAAAGGTCAAGCTAAAAAATCTGCTAAAAATAAAAATTCTAAGTGGTTTGGTATGACTGAAAAAGAAATATTGGGTGCTTGGGAATCTGAAACCCAAAGAGCTATTGGTTTAGGAAACTGGTATCACAATCAACGTGAATCTGATATGCTTGATTTTCAGACAATTGCTCGTGAAGGTGTTGAGCTGCCAATTATAAAACCATTAGTAAGTGATAATGGAATTAAAACAGCACCCGAACAAAAACTAAAAGATGGTGTATATCCTGAACATTTTGTTTATTTAAAATCATTGGGTATTTGCGGTCAAGCAGATTTAGTTGAAGTTGTTAATGGTGAAATAAATATTACAGATTACAAAACAAATAAAGAAATAAAAGAGTCTGGTTTTACAAACTGGGAAGGTATTACTTCTAAAATGTTTAGTCCTGTAAATAACCTGGATGATTGTAATTTAAATCATTATAACCTACAACTCAGTATTTATGCGTATATTATTAAAAAGCACAACCCTAAATTAAAAATAGGAAAGCTTGTAATTCAACATGTTAAATTTCAAACTGTTGGTGAAGACGCAAATGGTTATCCTATTTCTAAAATGGAAAATGGTGAACCTATGATAGAGGAAATTAAAATGTATAACTTACCATATTTAAAAGATGAAGTTAACAATCTTATAATGTGGTTAAAAGACAACCAAAAATGATAGTAAAGTTATTTGACATACAAAACGGTAAAGTAATACCAACAGAGCATTGCTATACGTTAACATTCTTAAAAGATTTAATGGAAGATTATCCTGATAGTTATATGTCAATATATCAGTACTTGTTTTACATGAGTTGTCCTAACCCTGATTTAAATCCATTCTTTAATGTTCCTGAGCATGAAAAAGAAGATTTAATCATAGAGCAAATAGGATTAGAAGAATCTCCGGAAGATGCTAAAATTAGATACTCAATGGAAATGTGCATCAAGCTTTATGAAACACCAACCTATAGAGCCTACAAAGGAATTAAATCCATGCTTGATAGACTAGCTAGATACATGGAAACTACAGCTATAGAACATGGTAGAGATGGTAACATTAATTCTATGGTAAATGCGGCTGCTAAATTTGAGCAAATACGTAACTCATATAAAGGTGCATTTAATGATATGCAGGTAGAACAACAAAGTTCCGTGAGAGGTGGTGCTGGATTAGCTTATGATCAAATGTAAGATGCTGGAGGAAAAAAAAGAAAAATGGGTATTCTGTTATTGGGATGAGCCTGTATTTAATGATAAACCAAAAAATGATAAAGATGAAAAATTTAATAGTAAAACCAATAGGGAAAAAAGTCCTAATAAAAACAGCAGAACAAAGTAGATTTGTACCAGGTACAAACATTATAATTCCTGACACAGCTTTAGAAAAAGAATATAAAGGAATTGTTATAGCTGTAGGCAAAGATGTAATAGAAGCAGGAGAAATTAAAGTTGGAGATTTAATTCAATATGCTGATTACTCCGTACCAACTGAAATGAAACATAATGGAGAAAAACATTTGTTGATTAATGTAGGTGATGTTTTTGCCGTAATAGAAGAAGCTTAATGTTTAAAATTATTCCAACATATAATAATGGTGAATGGGTTTCAACAGAGTTTGAAACACAGGAAGATTTTATTATTTTCATAAAATCAATTTTTAAAGAGCCGGGTCAATATCAATTTACACAAATGTCTGAGCTATTTAATCTTCAAGCAAGAAGATTTAACGATGAAGGTGTTTATTGTTTGGCTCCATTTAGATCTAAAGATTTTACAATATATTGGAATGAAGAAAAAGATAAATGCCGTGAAGGGGTCATCTACAAAGATGGACCCCTTACTTGGTATTTAACCCGTGATTATTATATGTGGTTAAACTTCTTACCAATATATGATAAAGAAGAAAAAAAGTATGGTTTTGCCAAAGTCCGTGATGCTCAATATCATATGGCTTTATATGAGTTATTAGCCGAGTTACATTACAAACATTCAGCTATATTAAAAAAACGTCAGATAGCATCATCTTACTTTCACATGGGTAAGCTTATTAACACTTACTGGTTTGAAGAAGGTAGTACTTGTAAAATAGGCGCTTCACTAAAAGATTACATTAATGATAAAGGATCTTGGAAATTCTTAGATGAATACAAAACTTTTCTTAATGAGCATACAGCGTGGTATAGGCCAAGTAACCCTGAAAAGGTTTTATTATGGCAACAACAAATTGAAGTTAAGGTAGGTAATAGAAAAACATCCCGTGGATTAAAATCTAAAATACAAGGGGCATCTTTTGAAAAAAATGCAACAGCGGGTGTAGGGGGACCAACAACTTACTTCTTTCATGAAGAAGCGGGTATTGCTCCTAAGATGATGCAGACATATGAGTACTTACGTCCAGCAATGTCATCAGGTATGATTACAACAGGTATGTTTATTGCGGCTGGATCAGTAGGGGATTTAAATCAATGTGAACCATTAAAGGATATGGTAATGAATCCTATCAATAATGATATTTACCCTGTAGAAACCAATCTCCTGGACAAAGATGGAACAGTTGGTATATCAGGTCTATTTATACCAGAACAGTGGTCTATGCCCCCTCATATTGATGAGTACGGTAACTCATTAATTGAAGAAGCTTTAGACGCAATATTTACTGAAAGAAAAAGATGGAAAGCTGAACTTAATGCTGAACAATATCAATTACGTATTTCACAGAAACCCACTAATATATCAGAGGCATTTGCTTATAGAAATGAATCATTATTTCCTCAAGGTATTATTTCCAGACAACTTAAAAAAATTGAAGATAAAGAATATGCTTTTGAGCATATAGAACTTGAAAGAAGTAATGATGGTATTAATGCAAAACGTTCTAATAAGCTGCCAATTACTAAATTTCCTGTAGATAAAAAAATGCAAGATAAAACTGGATGTCTTGTTGTATGGGAAAGACCTATACCTAATCCTGGGTTTGGAGCTTACTATGCATCTATTGACCCTGTGTCTGAAGGTAAAACAACCCCCTCAGACTCTCTCTGTTCAATCTTTGTATATAAGAATAGCGTTGAGGTTACCCGTGAAACTTCTAACGGCTTAGAACGCTTTGTTGAAGGTGATAAAATTGTAGCTGCTTATTAGAACGTTTTGC